TGCTGCGCGACCACGGCGCCCACCTGGTCGCGATAGCCGTATTCGCCGGTGAGGCTTTCCGGCAGGACCGCGTTGAGAAGCCGGCTGTCCTGCTGCTGCACCAGCATGTCGAAGTTGGCGCGGAACTGGTTGACGAAGTTCGTCGGAACCTGGGAGCTCATGGGCTACCCCTTCGAAACGTCATGAGACGGATCGGAGGGGTTGCCCGCTACGCGGACCCGCTACCTTGGCCGCACCCGGCGGCCCTTCGGTGGCGCTTTCGCCCGGTCAGCGGATCGGGCGTTGCCGCCGGATTGCCCGCAGGGGCCTGGGAAACCCAGGCCCAGTAGACCTCCGCCTTCGCGATGATGTCCTCCGGCGTCGTCTGCTCCCGGCGGGTGGTGAGTGCCGCCTGGATGCAGAGCGCGCGGGCTTGGAGGGTCATCGCCTCAGCCGCGTCTGTCATGACGCGATGAAATCCACGCGCGATGCGGCACGGTCAAGCGCGGCGATGTTCACTAACCCACCTCGGCCGCGAAAAGCGCCTTCACGCGCGCCTGCGCGGCGGCGTGGCCGGGGTCGAGCGGGTTGGTGTAGGCCCGGTTCTCCGGCGTGCCGGCCTCGAAGTAGCGCGCCCGCTCCGCCTTGGGGTCCGCGCCGCGGGAGCCTGTGCCCATGCCGGCCGGGCTGTCCTCGCCCACCGCTTCGCCGATCTTCGCGAAGAAGCGCAGCATGGCCGAGCCGCCCACCTTCGCCTCCAGCGCGTCGGCAATGGCGTCGCCGCCGAATTGCCGGGCAGCACGGCGCGCGCGCTCCAGGTTGGCATCGTAGTTCACGCCCCACTCGCCGCGGAGCACGTCCTCCATCTTCCGGCCGTCCGGCTCGATGCCCTCGGCCGCGCGCTGGATCGCCTCCCCCTGCTGCTTCGCGAACCGCTCCGCTATGCCCTGCGCCTGCGCCGGCGTCATGCCCAGCTCGTGCGCCCAGGACGCCAGCGCCTTCAGTCCGCCCTCGTCCCAGGCCGCAGGCGGCACGCCCTCCGGCGCCTTGAACGCGTAGCCTTCCGGCTTCTCCGGGACGCCGAGAGCGGCGCGATAGGCGGCATGCACCGCCGGCGGATCGTCCGCCTTCGGGACGATCAGCCCCTTGCGGCCGATCATCGTTTGCGCCTCGACATGCGCCTTCGCCAGCGCCGTCACGTCGGCGAGGCTGGCCAGGCTCGGCGCGTCGCGCAGCTCGGCAGGCAGGGCCGCGCGCCACTCCGGTGCTACCTGCCCAGCGGCGGCGGGCGGCGCGGCGGGATCGGTGGCGGCGGGCGCGCCGGCCGCGGCTGGGGCTTCAAGGGCGCCGGTCTCGCTCATGCGCTCAGCCCTTCACCGTCGCCGCTTCGGCCAGCGCGGCATCCTCGTCCTTGCGCACCGTCTCGTCCTTCGGCCAGAGCGTGTCGGTGTCCACGACGACGAGGGCGTGCGTCGTGGTGACGATGGCCTTCGCGTCCGCGCTGTAGCGGGGGTCGTTCACGACGTCGGCCGGCAGCATGTATTGGCCGGCGTAGGGGCCGCTCTCGATCAGGGCGGGCTCCAGGCGCGAGCGCCCGCTCCGTGTTGCCAGCTTCGCCGCGTCGGCGCTGGCCTTGTCGAGCACAAAGATCGCCTGGTTTGGCATGTCAGTTCGCTCCGATTGCGGTGAGGAAGGTCAGGAACGCCGCGGCCTCCGCGGCTTCCTCGGTCGCGTCCAGCCCGCCGCCGAGGCAGGCGTAGGCGATCCTGTCGTTGGAGTTCCACCCGCTCGTGCCGTTCCGAAGCACGTGGATGTTCTTGTTCTGCATGGTGCCGCTGGCCGCCGCGCTGGTGCTGCCGACGACGGTGCCGTTGCGGTAGCCGTTGCTCACGGTGCTGCCGGTGCGGGACACGGTGGACCGGCCCAGGCGCGACGTGACGGGGCTGAACGATGACGCCGAGCTGCTGTTGATCCGGCAGTCCAGGAAGTCAGTCGCCGAGCGCGGCCGCACGAAGGTCAGAACGCCGGTCGTGTTGTCGAGCCCCATGACGCCCGTCGTGGCGCCGGCGTCCGACACCACGTTGTTGACGTAGGCCGTAAGGCACGCGGAGCTCTGCGTATAGTTGGGGCTGGAGGCAGTCGTCGGATTGAAGTTGGTGTCGAGATACTTGTTGGTGCCGCCGGTGTATCCGCGGTCAGTGGTGAAGTCCGCGCCGACCATATTCACTTCGGTCAGATCGTAGGTGCCGGGTGCCTTCAGGTTGATCAGCGCAGTCTGGTACTCGTGCGCAGCGGTGACCCAAATCGCATCGCGCTTCGCCCATGTGCCCGCCGCAATCAGGTCATCGATCAGCGCGGCATAGAGATCCTTGCGGGTGGTGCCTGGATCGGTGGCCATGGCCGCGAAGAACGCCGTCGCCTCCGCCCCGTAGCCGATGGTCGGAACCGCAGGCACCTGCGCACTGATGACGCCAGCGATCTGCTCGGCGATCTCCGCGTAGCCCGTCGCGGTGGGGTGCGTGGCATCGGAATACCAGCCGAGCGCGTTGCCGGTCGCCCAGTCAACCCATGTGGCGAAGATGTCCACCAGCAGCAGCTTGTTCGCGATCGCGAGGTCGCGGAGCGCGTCCATGTATTCGACGTGCGTCGGCGTGCCGGTGATCGAAGTCGGAACCGATGTCGTCAAGATCACGTCCGTGCCAGCCGCTTTGAACGCGGAGATGATCTGCTGCATCTCGCTCGTGAACGTGGCCACGCTCTTGCTGACGAAGAAGTCGTTGATCCCGAAATTCAGGATGGCCAGGTCCGCGTCCCAGAACGGTATCCAGTGCAGACCGCCGGTGCCGGCCGTCGAGCTGGTGACGCTCGATGCCTGCGCGCCGTTCACGCCGGCGTTGAACACCTGCAGCAGGCGATCCGCGGCGTTGTAGAGATGCACACCGGCCAGCCGGAAGTCGCCGGCGGTCCAACTCAGCGTCAGCGTCTCGCTACCAGCCGCCTTGCTGACCGAGATCATGGCCGGCGCGGGCTGCGGTGTGCCGGCGACTGTCGGCGAGACAGGCGCACCGGCGCCTATCTGGTAGTCGAAGCCGATGGTGGAGGTGCGGACGTAGTAGATGTCCGCGGTGTCCCAGGTGTAGCCCGGATCGAAGGTGAAGGAGCCCGCGGAGGTCGCGCGGAAGAACGCGCCGACGCCGCCGCTGAGGGACGTCATCGTGCTGGTGATCCGGCCGTCGCCCCACGCATAGGACGCCATGCCGCCCGTGCCGATCACGCTCTGATCCGAGCGCACCGTCACGCCGTCGATGTCGGCTTCCAGCAGCGCCGCCAGGACAGTCGGGTATGCCTGATCGAAAATGTCCGCGCCCGCGATGCCAGCGTTGTAGCCGCGCGTTGTGCTGTCGCCTACGCAGATAATGCGGCAGTTGCCGGTGCCCGCCCGCACGCGCGCGATGGCAGCGAGGAAGTTGCGAAGCCCCCCCGATGCACCGAACAGCCTGCGCCGGCGGCGGTTGCTCATGCGCGCGCGACCACCCTCGCCGTCAGGCTCGTGGAGCCGTCGCCGCCAGTCACCACCGGCCGCACCCACCGCGTCGCCTCGGCGATCAGCTTCACGCCCGCCGCGGTCAGGCTGATCGCGGAGGCGCCCTGATCCGTCAGCCCGGAGCCCGACAGCGGCCCGGTGTTGGGGTCCACCTGGTTGGTGCCCTGCATCGTGACGGCCGCGCCGCCAAAGGTGCCAGTGACCTCCAGCGTGCGATCGGGCAGCCCAGCGAGCTGCATCCACGAGCCCGTGTCGCCGGACAGCAGCGGCGTCCACACGCAGTCCGACGCGCCAGGCTCCAGCGTGGACGCAGCTCCGTTCACCACAGCCATGGGTCAGGTCTCCTTGCGCGGCTTGCGCCTGGTGGTGCGCGCCGGCGGCGGTGCCGGCACCCCGTCTGCCGGATGCTCCTGCGGCGTCTCCGCCGGCGATGGATGGGGAGCGACCGCCGGCTGCAGCGTCTCCGACACGGACGTCTGCACGGAGGAGGCGACCATGGAGGAGATCAACATGGGTCAGGTCTCCGGGATCAGGGGAAGGCCGACCTTGCCGGCCAGATAGAGGAACAGCGCGCGCTTCCCCTCGCGACGCGCCAACTCCAGCGGGTCAGGGGTCGGGGGGGCCACGTCCATGCCGCAGGCGATGGCGAGGTCCGCCCAGATGAGCCGCGCCTCCGGGTCGCGCCAGTCGAGGCGCCCGCGGTATGCCGCATCTGTCGCTGCCTCGCGCTCGGCCTTGGTCATGAGCGCCCTCCCGACTGCCAGCCCATGACGAAGCAGGCCAGCAGCGCCAGGGCGTAGGCGAGCCACCACAGGTCCATCACGCGCCGGCCTCCATGCCCTGCGCCGTCGCCTCGGCCGCCATCAGATCCTTCACGGCACGCGCACCCTGCGCCGCCGCCGGCATCGCTCCCGCCACCATCTGCGCCTGCTGCGCCGCCGCCGCGGCCTGCGCGCGCTGCTTGCGCTCGGCCTCCACCTTCCGCGGGTCGCGCAGGATTGCCGGCGGCGCGCCGAACCCGTCCGCGATGCGCCGCGAGGCCTCATCGAAGTCCAGGTTGTCCAGCACGTCCGGCCGCGCCTGCGCCAGCGGCATGATGTTCGACAGCGCCCGCATGATCGCCGCCGCCCCGCCGGAACGCTGCGCCACCGCGAGCTGCGACACGTACTCGACCTTCACCCGCGCATCCGCGGCCAGCGCGTCCGGCGGCGGCGGGAACGCGCCCGCGCGCCACAGCAGCCCGAACACGCGACGCGTCAGCGGATCCAGGAACTCCGTCTCGATGCGCGAGAGCTGCGGGCCGAGCAGCCGCAGCCGCTCCTCCTTGATCTCCAGCACCTCGGTTGCCGTGGCATTGGCCCGGCCCTGCATCAGCATCAGCGTGTTGTGGAACGCCTCGCGCACAGCCTGGCGCTTCTGGTCCGCCATGCCTTCGAACACGCGGAAGTCCGCGGCGCCTTCCAGCGGGCGCACCAGCGGGCGGCCCTCGCTGTCCACGCCGCCATAGGTGATCCCGCCCGGCTGCACGCGGATGCCGCGGAACGCGTTCTCGTCCGGCGCCAGCAGCGGCGGGTCCGCGGCTTTCTCTCCGGCCACCAGCTTGTTCCGCTCGATGCGGTTCAGCACCTTGATGTCCGTCAGCGCCTTCATCGCCGGGCTTTCGCCATAGAGCCCGCGCTGCGCCGTGCCCCACCGCACCACCTGGTAGGGGAATTCCTCGTAGCCCCCGCGCTGCACCACTGTCTGGTCCGCAATGCAGATGTGATGCGACAGCCACGCCTTGCCGCGCACGTCGCGCCGGCCCGGCATCTTCCCGTCGTTCGGATAGACCGCGTGCAGGAACGCCAACGGCTCGTCCGGCTTCTCCGCCGCCATCAGCTTGCGCGCTGCCTCGGGGGCCTTGTCGCCCCAGCGCATCACTGCCTGCCGCGCTGTCCACTGGAACTTCCGGATGACGGTATCCACCCGCTCCCGGTCATCCTGGTCAATGCAGCATTCCACCAGCGCGCGGTTGGAGAAGGCCAGCCGGCCGGCCGCGATGTCCTCGTCGGCCCAGAAGATCCCGGTGCCGAACGCGCCGAGGTCCGTGTAGAGCTCCAGCACCTGTGTGTAGAACCGCTGGCCCTCAGCCCCGAGCGCGTCGCGCATGACCTCGCGCACGCCGTCGTTCCAGAGCTTCACCCCGGCGTCTTCGTTCATCCCCGGATCGGGATGCCGCACCTGGAACCATTCGGTGGCCGAGTTCGTGACGCTGCCCCAGAGCCCCGCGGCGAGCTGGTCGAGCGCGGTGGCGGAGGAGGCGTCGTATTGCAGCAGCCCGCGCTTCTGCCCCTCCAGCACCCGCGCCGTGAAGTCCGCGCGCTGCGGCCGGACGAGCTCGGCGATCTCCTGCCAGAGCGTCTCGAGCTGCGACCGCGCAGCCTTCATTCGCTCCCACCGGCGGATGCAATCCTTGGCTTCAGTGTCGGACATGCGTCAGCCCAGCAGCGCGCGCGCGCCGGCGCCCGCCATCGGCCGCGACAGCACCGGCGCATCCGTCACGCCCTGCCCGCCCGTCAGCAGCGTGGATGCCCTGCCCCTGGCCCGGCCCGCCCGCAGCCGCTCCTCGGCGCTGGCCTCGGTCCCGACCTCGGTCATGCGCTCCTGGACAGTCGTGGCCTGGCTCGGCGCGGCGGCCGGCGCGAGCGGGGTGGGCACGGGCGGCGGCGCGGCTGGAGGCGCATCGGGCAGCGGCGGCAGCTCCTCCAGGGGAGGCGCAAGGATCGGAGCCTTCGGCCCAAGCCCGACCACGCTCATCACGGCCTTGCACATCAGCCCGTCACCCTCGCCCACGGCGCGAACGTCTCGCGGTTCTTGCCGTAGGGGACAGGCGGCCCTTCACGCCGGAAGCCCAGCGCAAGCAGGAATCGCTGCCCGCTGTAGTGGTCCGCCGCCGAGTGGCACTGCGCCCGCCACATCCCAGCCGCCTCGGCCGCCTCGCGCATCGGCCCCAGCGCGTGCCGCACCGCGCCGCGCCACACCTCGCTCCAGCGATCGGTGGCGAACATCCAGGCGGAGAAGCAGCCGGGCCAGAGCGGCGCCAGGCCAAGCGCGGCCTGCGGCTCGCCGTCAGCGGAGTGGAAGGTCGCACCGAACCGCGTCACCCGGACCACCTCCATCGCGAGAGCCTCGGGCGTGTCGCGGCCCGGCCAGCACAGCGCGAAGATTTCCCGCCGGTCGCTCTCACGCATGCGCTCGGCGATGGAGAGCACGGCGGCAAGGGTCAGCGGGCGCGCTGTCACGCGGACGGTGTGGTGGGGTTTCCTGGCGGATCGCAAGCGCGAAGATGTTCACTAACTCCCCGCGCGGCCAGCCAGACGGCCCACAGGCGCGTTCGGGACGCGGGCAGCCCCCGCGCGGCCAGATCGCGCCGGATGGCCTTCCACGGCTCGCCAGCGCGCCGGCGCCGCACGATCTCCGCGACGTGCTCGGGGGTCAGCAGCGCAGGGCGGGACATCTCACCCCCTCCCCAGCGGGTCATACCCGCTGCCCTCGGCGCGGGCGGGCCGCGCCATCTCGCTCGGTTGCGGCTGCGCATGCCGCAGCGACATCAGCGCATACCGCGTCGCGCTCATAAGATCGTCGCGCAGCTTCACCAGCTTCCCGTCTTTCCGGTGGTAGAGTCGGAACTCCTCCCACCAGTCCGCCAGGTGCTCCGCCACCCGCAGACGGCCGGTGCGCATGCGCTCCAGCATGTCCACAATGCCGGCCTCCACGCCTATGCCACCATCGGCATGCGTCGCGTGTCCGCGCAGCAGCGCGCACCCGGCCTTGCGGTAGTGCCCGGCGATCGTCTCCGCGCTCACCTTGTCGGTCTGCAGCCCGTCGTGCGGCCAAGCCACCGGGATCCAGTCGCCGCGCGCGCGGATCGCCGCTGCGTGCATCACGATGCCCGGCTCCTTGTTCCGGTATGCGTCGTAGAGGTGCGCAGTGTCGGTCTCCGGATCGTGCGCCAGCCACACCGCGGCCGTCGGATGGTCGCCATGCCCGAAGTCGAGCGCGGCGATGCGGCGCCACCAGCGCGGGATCGGCGGCGCCGGCTCGCGCAGCAGCGCCTCCGGCACAGGGAACACCCGCCCGCTGCCAAGCACTGGGATGCCGCGCGCGCGCGCCTCGCGTTCGTGCTCCGGATAGCTCGCGATGATCCGCTCGCGCTCGGCCTGCGTGTAGTGCTCGGCGTCCTCGATCGTCATCATCGACAGGTGCCGGTCGGGCGTGTTCGGCACCGGAAAGAACCGGCCGATCACGTCCGTCATGCCCTGAAGCGGCGTGCAGGTTAGCCAGGTCATGCCGCCGGTCGCGTTGGTCCGCGTCAGCCCCTCGTCGTAGATGTCGGGCGGTGGTTCCTCGTCGTACCACACGAGGTCCAGCGTCTCGCCCTGCCACCGCTCGCGGCCCTGGTCGTAGGACTTGAACACCAGCAGCGACGAGCCGCCGGAGGTGTGACGGATCCGAGCGGTGGCGATGGCGCCGGCGGCGCCGCGGCTGGCGGTCAGGTCCAGGATGCACTCGGCCGGGACCATGCCGGTGCCGCGCGCGCCGGCGCGGCCGAGCAGCATGCGCTCGACCGTGTCGCGCGTGAGCTCGCCCGTCTCCGATGCCGCCCAGCCCGAGAGCCCGCGCTGCCACACGCGCCCGGGCCAGTTTGCGGGATAGCGGCCGGTCAGGTGCATGGCGCACTCCGCGCCGGCCGAGAGCGTCTTGCCGAGCTGATTGCCCGCGAGGAAGAGCCGCTCGCGATGCGTGACGCCTGCCGCGTGGAAGGCAAGCTGCTTCACGTACGGCCGGTAGAGCTCGAGCCGGCGATACGCCAGCTCGGCCTCCAGCTCCGCGCGCAGCATGTCGGGTGGCAGGTCGAGCATCAGGCCGGCGCCCACGGCATCCCGACCCACCACCACGGCAGCCAAGCGCGGCTGGAGCGGTCGAAGACATGGCGCCCGTGCTGGAACGCGCTCGGCGTCCAGGCGCAGAGCGCCACGGCCGAGGTGGACCCCAGCAGCTCGGCTCGGAATCCCTGTCGCATTACCGCTCCACCTCGACCTTCACGCGCGCCACCAGCACGTCCAGCGCCGCCAGCAGCTTCTCCGCCGGCACGCCGGCGAGCGGGCGCTGGTCGTTGACCTCCACCGGCTGCACGGCCTTCCCCCAGCCGCGCTCCAGCGCGATCTCGACCGCGCGCATCCGGGCCGACCAAGGCGCGCGCTTGCTGCGGAGGCACTCCCCGACAACCCGCAGCGCGTCCGGCGTCAGGGCCCGCGCCATGTCGCGGACTTCCTGCGGCACCCGCGGCCGCCCGTTCGGATTGCCTGACTGCCCAGGCACGAAGGGGCGACCCTTGGGGGGGCTGTTCTTCCGGCTGTTCGCAGGCGCGCTCATGCCACCTCGCGGAGCTGCTCGGAGATCGTGCGGAAATACTTCCCCAGGTCGCAGTCGAGCTTCCCGAACTCGCGGCGGAGCTCGACGTCCGAAGCCCAGCCAACGTCGCGGGCGTGCCCCTGCCAGAACACGCGGCAGTCGCCCTGCCCCATCGGGTCGAGGATGGTGGCGCGGCCGTTGCGGGCGGCGAGCCATGCGCGCTGCTCGGCTGTGAGATCGCCGGCGACGATGCGGAGGTGGAGGCGCTGATCGGTCGCGCTGTGCGGCCATAGGCACGCGGTGGCCTTGTCCAGCGGGATGAGCGGGCGGGCGTCAGCCATGGGCGGCGCTCGGCGGCCTTGCGCGGACCTCGAAGCCGTCGAGGGCCTGCGAGAAGTTCGCGCGGACGTGGTCGGCGTGAAACGCGGTGGGGGCGATCAGGACCTTGCGGCCGTCGAGCCCTTCGACCTCAATCAGCGGGGCGAGCCAGATGCGGAAATCGCTGGCTGGCACGGCGAGGCGCTTGGCGCGGGGCCAGAGCGGGTGGTCGGGCTCGGGTGGCGGCGGGGCGCTGGCTCGAGCTGCCTCGGCGACCTGGCGCGGGCTGGTGCCGTGGGCGCGGCTGTTCCTCGGCTTCGATGCAATCGGCTCCCCTGCCGCGTCAGCGGCGGGGGTGAGGGGGGTATCTTCTCCCTCTCTCTCTCCCTCTCCCTGTCCCTTGGGATCGGCAGGGAGTCCTTGAGGGATGCGTGACTTATCCTTGCGGAATGACGGTCGCTTCCCTCCGGGATCGCCGGATAATCCTTCTTGGATCGCCCGGCCGTCCTCCTGGGATGCGTCGCGCTGTCCCCAACGGCTCGCATTTCCCTTCCTGCTGCGCTCCCTCTGCGCGAGCTTCTTGGCCCAGCTTTCGTTAGCCTTCTCGGCGACGACGTGGTGATAGAGGCGCCCATCGGCGCAGAGCACGAACCCGCGAAGGCCGCCGGCCTCCCTGATGCGCTGCCACCCCTTCATGTCCCTGCCGTAGCCAAGGAGGCGGCACAGTGCGCCGTCATCGTTGGGCAGGCTCGCGGCGGGCACCTGGTGCCAAGCGACGCACCACGCGATCACGGCGGCGCGGAACGCCTCGGGATCGGGGAGGGCGGCAAGGTCGCTGTCGCGCAGGCGGAGCACCTCCAGCGGCATGAACGCGAAGTCGCGCAGGTCGCAGTCGGGCGGTGTCAGCGGGTCGGGCGGGCCGGTCATGCGTCGAACCTCCTGAGCGCACGCTGGAGCGCCCCCAGGCTGATCCCCGCAGTCTTCGCGGCCTGCCTCTGCGTCTGCCCCTTGCGATGGGCCTGGACAGCCTGCCAGACGAGCCGCTCGGGCGCCGGAAGGTGCGGGCACTGGCCGCGCCGCAACGCCGCGTCGCGCATCTTCTGCCGCGCCGCATCGGTGTGCGGAATGCCCCGTCGCGACGCGCCGTTCTCCTGCCGTCGCCACAGTGCGTATTCGTTGGTCGCAGGACACTGCCTGCCTGCTGTCGCGCTCATGTCGGCCTCGTGCTGCATGCCGACGCTCCACCTAGCCCGCTCCGCGCCAGCAGTCGGCAACCCTCTTGCGGGAACAGTGTGGACATCGGGGATATCTGCGGCGTTCACCGGATGAAGCCCACCTGCGCTCCGACAAGGATGCAGACGGACAGCACGAAGGCGTGCATCACGCCGCCATCTCCCGCTGCTTGCGGTAGCCGGTGGCGTAGTGCCAGAGCAGCAGCGCGTCGGCGGCGTTGTCGTCGGGCGGCGAGAAGCCCTCGCGCCGGGCCCAATCCAGCACTACCGCCTTGGCCGTGCCGCGCGCGAAGCTGCCGCGGCCGAGAACGCCCTTGCGCGCCGTGCCGACCACAACGGAATCGCGCTGGCGCACGCCGTTGTCCCAGGCCCAGAGCTCGACATGCGCGGCGAAGCCGAGCGCCAGCAGCGCGGCGTCCCGGCCGGCAAAGTCACCGCTGACCAGCGGCGCCTCGCAGACCAGATCGGCGAACCCGAAGGTGCCCTGCGCATCGTCGAGCCAGTCCAGCAGGGCGGCGTAGCGCGCAGCTCGCGCCTGGCCGGCCAGCTTGACCGAGCCGTAGCGCGGAGGCGCGTCGGGAGCCCCCACGCACCAGCCGACGGTGCTGGCCAGGTCCAAGGCGAGCAGCACGCGCGACATGCTCAGTACGTGCCGGACGCCTCGCGCGCGGCGCGCCGCTGCACCCGCTGCCCGCGGATGCCCCGCCCGCCGCGGCCCTTCGGCTTCGCGCTCCGAACCTCCGAGCCCTCGGCGCCGTCCTTCTTCTTCGATCGCCGCCGGAGCGGCCCCTCCTCCGGCAGCGGCTCGCCGAGCTCCATGGCGAGCGTCGCCTGCCCGTCCACCCACCCCTCATCGAACTTCGCGTGCATCGGCGTGCCGGCTTCGTAGCGGTGGTCGCCGCGGTTGCGCCCGGCCTTGCCGGCCTTGAAGCCCTCCTCGTAGGCGATGGCCTCGGTGAGCCCGTCCGCGGCCTTGCGGGACGGCGCGCCGGCGTCGTCGGAGGCCGCGAAGAGGCTGGCCTGCTGGCCGATCTCGAGCTGCGCGAATCGGCAGTAGCGCAGCGCCGAAACGAGGGTGAGCTCGGCGTCGGCCGGCTCCATGTTGCGCAGGCGCAGGAAGAGCTGGAGGCCAGGCTTGTGCGCGCCGAGCTTCTCGAAGCGCGCCATGACGGCCCGGCGCGAGCCGGCGGCGCTCTCCTCCTTCGTCTTCGCGGAGATCAAGTCGGCGAGGGCCGCGGTGAAGTCGTTGGGCGCGATCCCGCCCTTCTTGTCGGTCATCATCGGATCCTGGGGTTCAGGCGACATGCCGCGGGCGATGCCGCTCGCAGCAGAGGACGCCGGGTTGCGGCACGAACTGGTCTCCGCAGACCGCGCAGGCCGCGACGGCGAGGAATGCGGTGAGAGGGGCGCTCAGCGCGCCGCGGCGCTGCTTGCGCGCTGGGAAGCTGTAGGCGGCGGAGGCCGCATGGGCGTTTCCGACCTCCGCCGCCACCGCACGGCCCGCCGCAGGAAGGACCGGCGGTCCGGCGGATTCATCGCCAGCGGTCGCGCCGTCGAGCGCGGCGCCGGCGGACAAGATCGGTGAACCAGTCGGCGTGATCATGCCAGCGGTCCCCGATCCACAGGCACGCTGCCGCGCACCCCTTGAGGAATCGCTCCATCGTGGCCTTCCAGCGCGGCGAGTTCCGCGCGCAAGCGGGCGGCGCGCTCGCGCCGAAGGCGCAGCCGCGCGTCCTGCACGGCAACCCATTCCTCGGCGGGGACGCTGCGCGCCCGGCCGTACCAGTAGCCATGCGTGCGGGCGAAGCTGAGGCCCAGGCGGCGCGCGGCGCGGCGGATTGCGGCCTTCACCGGCTCGCCAGGCTCGGCGGGCCAGGCGGCCTCGCGCACAAGCGCGCGCATGTTGTCCATGACGTCAGACATCGCGCGGCGCCGCTCGCACGGATTGTGCAAGCCCTCGCACGGATCGTGTTCCACCTCGCATCGCTCCCGTCCCAGGGTTCCCTTGCGACGGGGTGAACCGCTGGAGGAGAGCAGGCACGACGATGGAGAGCAGCATGGCCGCGCGCGGGGAGAGCGATCCCGCGGCGGCCGAACACGTCGGCGGGATGGCGCGTGCGATCACGTCAGCACGGCCCAGCAGAACGCGCCGAGCACCATGCCGACAATGGCGCCGAGGCACGCGGCGAGGAACGACGCGCTCATGCTACGCCGCCTCGGCACGGGCGCCGAAGTCATTGCGACCCCGGCGCCCGGCCTCCACCATGGCGGGCGCCGCCCCAGCCATGGAGGAACCAGTGACAGAAGAGAAGCCGTGGACCGGCGCCGTCCACAAGGTGTGGATCATGATCGAGCGGGCAGGCCAGTTCGCGCACCACATCGGCGATCTGATCTTCACGACGAGTGGCCCCCGCCTTGTTCTGGAATGGGCCGCTCTGCCGGATGGAGATGCTCCGGCGGTAAGTGTCGCACTCGATCCACGAGAGCTGACAGCGACGCCGACTGGAGCCGCAGCATGGCTCTACGGTCTCCCCGTCGCAGACCCTCGGCCGCTTCACTGAACAGCGCCAGGTGCGCCGGGGCGTCGGAGATGAAGGTCGTGCCGGGGCGCCGCATCTACGCCGCCTCGGCCGGCGCGGGCCGCGCCGCTTCCGCCACCGGCGCCGCGGCAGGCAGCAGGTCGGAGGGGGACAGTTCGCCTTTGCTTATCTCGACGATGCGGCGCAAGTGCCGCACGCGCGGGAATCTCTCGCCCGATGCGTAGCGATAAACCGCCTGCGCCCTCACGCCGAGCGCAGCCGCGAGCGCCGGCGCGCCTCCTTCGTATCTTGCGAGGAAGCTCTTGAGCGGCGTCACTGGCAGTAGCGCCGCCTCGATGGGCTGCACTTCGATCGTCAACATCTCGGCGCAGAACTCGAACCACTCGCCGCGGAGCCGCTTGTGCGCATACCGCGCGTGCAACCACGCTTCCTCGCGCCGCCCGCCCTCGACAACGCGCAGCACGCGGAGCACGAGATGGTTGCCGCACTGAAGCTCGCGAAGCCGCGCCGCGACATCGTCGGCCTTACCGATCTTCACGGCTGGCCCTTCGCCGGCCTGAACGAAATAAATGGCCATCAGGCGGCAGCCGAAGTTACAGGCTGCGGCTGCATCGCCATCCACGTTTCGATTCGCTCGATCGTCCCGAGCGTGACGTTGGCACCACTCCGGATGCGCCCAACGATCTTGACGTCGTTACACGAGCGAAGGCCGAACGCGCTTTCGCTCAGCGCGTGCTCCGCGATGTGGCGCTCGATCTTCCGGAGAAGCTCTGCGCGGGTTCGAGATGCAAGGGTCTCTGCCATGGCCGAGGGAACGTAAGGGAATTGTCCAGCACAGGTCAAGGGAACTTTCCGGCGCGACTTCCCCCGCCCGGCGCGGGATACTTCCCTCGCATGGCAACGTCGAATGATGCTCTGGCCGAGCGGCTGCGATCCTTGATCGCCGAAAGGAACACGTCGGATCGCGCCCTATCTGTGCGCGCCGGCCTGAACCCGACGGCCGTTCGTGACATTATGCAGGGGCGCTCGATCTCACCTCGGAGCGACACCCTTCAGAAGCTGGCGAAGGCGCTCGACGTGCCGCTGGCAACCCTGTTGGGCCTGGACGGGATTGCCCAGGCCGGCGCGCCACCGCCACCCACCATCCGCAAGCGCGCCGGTCCTGACGACGGGATCGAGTATCAGGGCGCGGCCTACGTCGCACTGCCGGTCTACGACGTGAATGCCTCGGCCGGGCCGGGCGCGATCAACGCCGAACATCCCGAGCCCGAGGCATGGCAACTGCTGGCGCTCGACCTAGTGCGCACCGTCACGCGCGCCCGGGTAAGCGAGCTGGCCATCGTCAGGGTGAGCGGCGACAGCATGGCCAACACCCTGCAAAACGGCGACCTGATCCTGGTGGACCAGTCGGTGAAGCGCGTCGGGCGAGACGGGCTCTATGTGCTGGCCGCAGGTATGGACGTGCAGGTGAAGCGGGTGTCGCGGGACTGGGCGAGCAAGACGCTGACGATCAGCAGCGACAATCCTGCCTATCCGCCGTCCACAGGCGTCGGCGAGGACGACATCGCGATCTACGGGCGGGTGGTGTGGCTCAGCCGGAATTTGGGAGGGTAGCGAAGATGAGCGGGCCCATGGCTGGCGCGCCGATGGGCGCCTTGCTGCACACCGGCCACGAGATGGTCGAGAGCATCCGGTTCCTGCTCAAGGTCACTCAGGCGCAGTCCGCCATTATCGGGCAGCTCGTCATCGCGGTGAACGAGCTGGCTGTGTCACAGACTGGCGAGAGGGTGGTGGACAGTGCCGCGCTTGCCGAAGCGGTTCGAGAGTACAACGACGAGTTCAAGCGTTTTGCGACATGGATTGCCGAGGATGCGGCGAAAATCGAGGGCGGCGATCGTGGCTGAGCCCGTCCCCATGAGCGGCTTCCGTCGCCGAGCGGAGAGCGTTGGCCTTGCGCCGCCGCCGGGCGGTCCCCATGATCCCGGCATGGAAGCGCGCGTCGCGAAGCTTGAAACCGATGTGACCGACATGAAGGCAATTCTTGTTCGGCTGGATGCGCGCAGCCAGAAGCTCGAAACCGACATTCAGCGCATGCTGATCGACGTTGCCGAACTCAAGGGCCGCGTCTCGCAACTGCCGGGCACGCTTCAGCTTCTTGGTTTCGTGCTGGCGGTTCTCGGCATTGCCGGACTAGTGCGCGTCTTCGCTTGACCTGCCAGTGACCTCCGACGACAAGCCCCGCCCGCTCCCCGCCGCCATCCTCGACGCCGACGGCGTGCGCAAGGTGGGCGAGGGCGCGCCGAGCCCCGGCACCGCTGGCCGGATGGAACTCCTCCGCATCTGGGACGGCCTCGCGCGTGACGACCGCCGCGGGCTGCTGGAACTCGCGCGCCGGCTCTACGAGGAGACGAAGGCCCGCGAACGGTAGCAGCGCCACTCCCTCACTACGAGGGAATTAACCCTTGACGCGCTACCTAGTCTGAGGGATATTTCCGCCGCACCCCAGAGGAGCGGCGCAGATGCCCGACACCCCCACCGACCCCGTGACCGCCGCCTTCGCCGATCTGGTGAAGGCGCTGCGCACGGCCGCGATTGACGCGCCGCTGACCAGCGAGCGCGAGCAGGCCTACCACGCTGCGGTGCGCCGCATGGCCGAGCGGTGGGCCGCCGGCGAGCCGAGCCCGGTTCGCGCGGCGAAGAAGGAGGGCTGACGCCATGTCAGTCCACTTCTACCACGACGACTGCGGCGTTGTCGGCGGCCCCAACGATGACGAGCCGACGCGCGAGGAACTGGCCGACGAGGCGCAGCCCCGGCTGATGGCGAGCGCCGAGGCGCTGACCGCGCTGTGCGACCGCTGGCCCGGCGACAACGGCAGCGACGCGGATCTGATCGATGCGCTCGGCGCAGAGATCGACGCGCTCGCGGCCCGCATCCGCACCGCGCTCGGCGAGCCCCGCGTGTTGCGGCACGGCGTGCTCGTGCCGGTCGGGGGCGCGGCGCGATGAGCCCCTTCCCCGCAGAGGCAATCCGCCAGGCCGCGGAGGCGATGGAGACCGCCGCCGCTGCGCTGGCCAGCATCAAGCCGGGCGAGCGCGAGCAGATGGACGACGAGGACCGCGCCGACATCGCTCGCATCGAGCGGTGGTTGCGCGTCCCGCCGGTCGATCTGGAGCGGCTGGCGCACCACGTCGCGGCCGTGCAGCCGGCGGCCCCAATCTACGGGGCGAGGCTGTGATGAGCGAGGCCCGCGACATGCTCCGGCTGCGCCCGGCCGGCGCGCCGCAGCCATTCCGCAGCACGCAGGCCGCGTGGATGTGGTGCATGTCGGTGTTGCTCGCGCGCCGCGAGGGCGCCGGCGCAGCCTTCGGCACGCAGCGCCAGGTCTGCGAGCCGGACGACATCGTGAAGGCGCTGGACCGGCTCTACCGCCAGCGCCGCATCGAGATCGGCCATGCCCGCGTGCTGCGCATCTACGGCGAGAAGGGCGTGGCGCCGAACCGCGGGTCGCTGAGCCCGGGCGAGCGCACCGACGCCACGCTCTGGGACCAAGCGATCCGTGCGCTGGACGAGCCGCTGCGGCTGCGCGGGATCGTCGCCGGAGCACGGCTCGAGGTGGTGCGATGAACGATGACGGCCCGAGCCCGTCCGACATGCAGGACTGGGCAGACTACGACGACACGCGTCGATGGGGCGAGCGCTGCCGCTGCGGGGGCGACATGCCCGGCCGCTGCCCTGGTCCGGCATCCTGCCCGCTTTGCCAGACCAAGCAGGAAGCCGACGAGGGGGACGCCGAATGACCCCCTCCCGTCTCTCCCGCTGGTGGCGCCGGTGGCAGGAGGCGCGCCGGCTGAGCCAAGCGCTGGCCGAGCGCCGGCGCGACGAGGGCGCGCACGCCGAGGCCCAGGTGCGCGGACACAAGGCCCAGGCGGCAGCCGCCATGAACCG